AGGGCAATTGGTCGCTGGGAGCGATGATGCGTACGCTGTCTTGATGTCGTAGATCGCGACGTTATACGACAGATCGAAGTTCTGCTTAACCCACAAATGGCAATCGTAAATCCACGGCTGACAACCCAACTCAAACTCAGCGACGTAGCAGCATGAACGCCGCTCGAATGTCGCTGATGGATATGTCGGCGGCTCGCTCACTCCGTTGCAAGTCTCGTAGGGTGCCTTAAGCGTTACCGTTTCCCACGGCATCTCTTCTTCGGTAATGCAACAATCGCAGCAACACTTGCTTAGCTTGCTCACGCCAACCCCCTAGCAAATCTCAACCGCCGAGAATTTATTACCGATGCGAAACAACTTTAAGTAAGCACCGTTTGCAATCGCTGACCCCATATTGACCACGTTAACGTCGTAGAGGTCTTCGACTACGTTTGCATCAGTTATACGTTTAACCTTCGCCGTGCCTGTGCCTAGCGTAGTACCCGCCCTTGCCGTGATTGTACTCGTTGATACTGCAATCAAGCAATCCGCCGTTTGTTGTGTAGGATCGCTATTGCCGCCTGTGCTTGACCCACTGCCAATCATCCGCAGAAGTTCAAGCGAATCCGCATCGTTGAAAGCATAAAGCACTTCATCAGGCATGCTACGAAGTCCTTATGAATGACGAGAAGTTGATTTCCTTTTTACACCTGAAGGTAAGCGTTGCCGCTGTTGACGCCTTCGCTCCGGTCGTACCGTTTAACGCTCCGATGATACCAAACGTGTTGGTGTCGTCCATGTAGCGTTTGAGTTTGTTGCTGTCCGCTGCATCGACGTAATACGGCCCTACGTCTAGCCTCAGTTCATCGTGTTTGTCCGGGTCGTACGTCACTTTGTACTTGACCCGCCACGCCGCGAAGCCTGCGTACGATCCTAGTTCCGCTTCGACAACTTCAAGGAGCAAGGTTCTAGCGTCAAAGACTTGCCCGATAGCGTCAAAGGACGCTTGGTTAACAGTGTCGTTTCGATCTAAAAACGCCTTCAGTTTTTGCCCTGCATCCTCGAACTGCACAAATGAAAACTGGCAAAGGGATCGCGTCTCCGTCAACGGCGAATCGAATGGAGTACCCGCTGAGTTCACAGGCTTCTTGGCTGTTGGCGTTGTTCGATCCGCGACCAGTACACGCTCCTTGGTCACGAAGGAATCGATCTTAAATACTGGCGTCCACGTTGTAGGATCTGGGCTGTCGGGATTCTCTTGGCTCTGCTTTTGCTCTTCGGTGCCCGTCTGAAACTTTGCGTCTACCGTCCAGTAGATCGGATGCTTTTCGTCTCGCTCTGCGGTCAAGTCATCGCATACCAAGCCTAGCGGGCCGTATAGCAAACCAACGCGGGGCAAGCCTGGGGTATCTGTAAGCACCGATAGACGCGAAGTAAACTTATCATCAGTCTTAACGCGAAAGCTCCACGACTCGCCAAAGACTAGCGAGAAACCTTGCCCCTTGCGAACAAATCCGCTTCCTTTGCGTAACTCACTGCCTACTAACTCATTCGCCATCGTGTTACCTCCTAAAAGCTAGTCGCGGGGCGTTCTCGGCAAGTAGCGTTTGCTTCTTGGTTTCCGCTAGCAAGTCCTCTGCAAGTTTCTTCTGCTCGGCTTGCTGCTTGTTCTTCGCGTTCTCCTGTTGCATAAACGTAAACGCCTCCTTAGTACCGGCCTTGAGCGTCGGTGCTATGTTCTTGGCGATCTCCTGGCCTACTCCAGTGAACTTATCCGCTGCCCCTTGTCGGCTTTGTTGCTGTGCTTCAAACGCCGATCTTGCAAAGATGGATTGCTCTGCCATCGCTGCTCGCTTGCGGATACCCTCCTTTTGCTTCTCGTTGTCTCCAGCCTCTGCAAGTTGTCGCCTAAACACTTCGTCAAGCGTTGCGTACTCCTTACGTAACGAGTCGCTAGACAGAAAGTTTTTCTCTTTCATCGCTGCGACTTGCTTCTCAATTTCGAGTTGCTTATTAGCCGCTTCTACGGATGCGTGTATCGCATTGAGTTCATTTAGCCGCTTGGTTTCTTCCATGTCCATCAACGCGGCTTGGGCTTGCATCTTTTCGCCCTCTGTCATCTGGAACGTGTCGTCGAACAACTTTGCCTTTTCGTAGTTCTCAGCACCCATACCCGCCTTGCGTCGTTCCTCGCTGATCTGATTGATGCGACTAGCAAACGCTGAACGCTCGCTTTCCATCTTTCGGTTATCAAACTCAATGGCCTCTTTAGATGCTTTAGCGGCTCGCTCCCGCTCGTCCGCGATCTGCTTCGACAATCTAGCCCTTTCGCGTTCCTGATCCGCCATTCGCTTTTCTATGCGTTCCGCTTCGGCGTAGATCTCTTTTTCTTGTTGCGTCAACTCCTTCTTTTGCTTCGACGCTTCGACTAGCGAAAGGATGCCATCGAGGGCTTTGTCTACGCCCGGCTTAATCTCACGCTCGCCAATCGAGGTCACGAACTGCTTAAACTCGCTCTGCAGTTTTGACATTTTGACCGATGTAGTTGTAGCCATCTTGTCATTCATGCCATAAAACAACCCGCCCTTTTTGGTAGCGTTCTCAAAGGCTGTTGCTACCATTTCGGCACTAACCGACCCATCCTCCATCTGCTTGCGTAGCTCTGCCATGCTAACGCCAGTATCCTTGCTGATCTGCTGCAATGGATTAAAGCCTGCATTGACCATCTGCAAGACTTCTTGCCCTGTCAATTTCCCTGCGGCTTGCACTTGGCCGAATGCTAACGCCATCGCTTGGAATCGTTGAGCGTTGCCCATTGATATCTCTGACATTGACTCCATCACTGGCACAACGTCACGGACACCAACGCCGAACTGCATAAGCGTCTTGGAAGCGTCTTGGAAGTCAGTTGCACTTAATGCCGATGCTTGATCCAGTCGGACAAACTCCGCCATCAGTTTTTTGGTAGCCTCTTCCGATTGCGTGAAGACGGTTATCTGTGCCCTGACTTGCTCGACTTGCATCGCAAGCCCCATAGCATGCTTGCCGAAGTCGGTAAGGCCCTTAACCGCTCCGAGTGCAGCACCTGCGACGGCTAGACCGCTTATCGCTGATGTAGCCTTGTTGATTGCAACTGGTGCCGATGATCCAAAGCTATTGGTTGCGTCTGATTGTCTTCGGATGCCTTCGAGGTAGGTCTGGAAGTTGGCCTGTCTTGAGTCTTCTACTTGCTTTGCTTTTAGCTTCGCGTCGGTTAACTTCTGTTCTGCCTTTGCTGCATTCTCGGCATAGGTTGCCGTCAATCCGTGCTTCTTGGCTAGATTATCAATCGTTCGATTGTAAGCATCAGCCGTGAGTCCACCCGCTGCGAATGCTCTGTCAAGCAACGCAACGTCTTTTGCCATCTTTTGCATCGGGGTTTCCGATGATCTGACCGCCCTAGCAATTGCGTTCAATTCATGGCGTGCAAACTCGCCATTCTTCTTGAGTTCCTCAATCTTCAATCCAATCGAGATGTTAGCGACGTTTACAGTAGTTGCCATTTACTTTGCTCCTAATCCAAACATCGCTTTGACCTGTCCTGCTATTTGCGTCGATGCTTTAGCGGCTTGCTTTAGCATCGTTTTTGCGCTCCGTTTTGGCCGTCTGTAGCGTGTCGGCATAAAGTCCGCTACCTCCGGCATCTCTTGACCGGCCCTAGCGTATAAAGGCAAGTTGATAGCGTGTACAATGGATGCGGTTTGCTCCCACTCTTCGCCGATAGGCTCGATGGAGTCAAATGCAATCCACTGATTTAACGCTCCCGATGGTAGGCTCTTCATCCATTCCATCGGGTCAACAATCCCCCATCTCAACGCAAGCCGGAAGGCGATTGTCAGCCTTCGGTTGCGTCTGATTTTTTTGCTAGTGCTTCGATCTCGCCAGCGTCGTAATCGGACAATTTCAAGGCTTGCTCGTACAACGTGCCTACCGTCAGTCTCGGCAGTTGCTTGAGCGTGTCCGAATCTTTTACGATCCGCTCGCCATCAGCACCCACCAAGCAATACGATACAAGCAGTCTTCGGTGTTTCGCAAAATCGAACTTCTCGCCCGCTTGCATTGCGACTTCCATATCCGCCGCATCAGCCTCGCATAGTTCACGAAGCATAAAGACTTCCGATCCGATGCGAATCTCGATGGTACGAAGTGGACGCGATGCCGCTGCTAGGAATCGATCTAGTTCACTCATCGTCTTCATCCTCCTCGATGATCCGCTTTGCTTCCTCGACAAACTGTCGAGAGAATTGCTCAGGCGGTAACACCTTGACCGGATGCCCTAACGCCGCTTCCGCTTGTAGTTCAAGCGATGCGATAGCGTCTGCATTTAGCTCGTCGTGCGGGAAGTGAAACAACGCTTGTAACTGCGATTCCTTGCCGTGTGGCAAGTAGCCAACTAGCACTGAATCGAAAAGCACCTGAAACTGTGCCAACGGGACGTCAACCCCGTCGGCACGCAAACCCATTTGTTGCTTGAGAGCAAACATAAAAACCCCTTACTAAGCCGCTGTGAATGTCAAAGTCGTTGCACCGTCAAACTGCAACGTATAACTGCCTTTCATGATAACTCCCTTTTCGCAGCTTGGGAATTTCACGTTCTTGACAAACGCTGTGCCCTGCACGCTTCCGGCTCCTGGGAATGTCAAGGTGACTGCGATTCCAGCGTATGGTTCTGAGGATGGAATCATCGCAGTAGTGATCGGTGGAGCAGCACCAAGCCAGTTGAACTCGATTTCGATTTCGGGATTCTTTCGCAGGTCGCTTGGTCGCAATTGCTCATAGAGCGTTGTGCCCAAATGCGTGATATCCAACGCATCGACCGAGATATTGAAATCCCCGATGCGAGTGATCTGAGTTGTGACCAAACCAGTTCCGGCGATGGTAGCCCCCAACCCGGTATCTGCAACAGTCAAAGCCGCCATATTTAAGGCTCCTTGTAATGCACCAAGAGATCGAAACTAACCAAATACCGATGCTCTTGGTTGCCATCGGTTGGAGGATCTTGCATGTATTCATCGCCGCTATCGAAGTCGATACCGCAAAAGGTGTAGCCATCAACAACGCCGCGAAAAGAATCAATTCCAGTCTCTCGAATTGCTCTGCTGATCGCACTTGCCGCTGTGCGTGTTAATGCGAAGCATTCGAGCGTTATTCGTGCGTGTGCAGACTTGCCTAGCCCGCTGACCATGTGATCGCGTTGAGTGGAAATGACGTAGTAAATTACCGCTGGTAGCGTTGCCTTTTGGACCAAAACATCTGGGTACATGCGTTGCCCTATAAGCGTTGAAACGCTCGAGTATGAAAGCAACTTAGTACGCAACGCTTCGCCAATCGCTGACATTACAGTTCCCCGCTAATGATGCCGATGGTACGCGTTGCCGCTTCGCTTGATCCGCTGACGATGCGTAGCAACTTGACGCCCTCAAAGACGTTTGGATTCAAGGCGATGTAGCGACTAGCCCCTACGTTAACGCTGTACTGCGTGCCCTCGTTGTAGAGGTTGTAGAAGTTAGTTCCCTGATCGGATGACGCTTGAAACGTAAACGCCGTGCCCGTCAACGCCGAGGGGGTGACAATCGCAAGCGGTACACGCCCGCCTTGCATCGTCAAGGATGTTGAGGTCGTACCGCTCGAAGCGATGGTTACGGTATCTGTCAGTGTGATATTCTTAGCCAAGACGTAGCTCCTTTATTTCTTTTTGCAATCGGTCGAGGAATGCCGCTTCCGCCTGCGACCTCGTTTGGTCATACGCCCGAACTGGTGCGCGTTCGTTGTTTGGGTAGTTCGCCGTTTGTGCTTTCGTGCCCACGGTTGCATAGTATTGATTGCCACGACGCGAAGTCCTTAAAACCTGCTGGCCTGGCTTGCCCCAAAGGTATTGCGTATACGAAGTGCCCTTTTTGTACGGCATAACGAACTGCTGTTTATTGCCCTTTGGGTATTGGGCACCGACGTAAACAACCACGCCGCTTTTACCTACCTTGTGCCCGATGTGCTTGCGTGAATCGTTGCTAAATGCGGGATTGTCTTTGAACTTCTTGCTCCATCGCTTACGACTTCCGCTCTCTCTCGATGATCTCGATAGCGGCTCTGTGGCCCGTGCGATAGGCTTTGCAAACTCTCCAAGGCACCTACCGAACGGCCCGTTGCGAAGCGTCAAAGGGATCGCTCCGATTGCCTTGATTAAGTCCATGTTGATTTCGATGCTGCTGCCCATTACATCACCACCGAGCAAATTAGGTCGATATACCTTCGCAAGCCATCGACTGGGTTAATATGCGTGATGCCGTAGTTTTCGCCATCGTAAACAACCTGCATCTGTGTGTTGTAACCGCTGCGATACCTGACGCGAAAAACTGCCCGTGTTCCCGCTTCGAGTTGCCTGCCTCGCATCGACTCAGTACCGCCCGTTGGGTAATACTCGCAAGGCTCGCCGACAACGTAATTAGACCACGATACAACCGGCTGACCTGATGAGTCTTGCGTCTCAACCTTTTGTTGGATCGTGCATCGCTGTCGAAGTCTTCCGACTCGCAGGTCTCGAGGTCGTCCGCTCATGGGTAGCTACTCCGCATGTAACGGCGAACCAACATCTCGTACGGTCGCATTGTCTGCAATGCTTCCGACATGAGCATATCGCGGTTCTCGAAGTAGTGAGCCACCAAAAGTTTGATTGCCGCCTTCGCTGCTTCTGGTACGCTTTGCCCGTCTTGCGAATAGCCGCATTTGTATTGGATCGTCCACGCATCCCAACGCGATGCGGTCGCTGGTAGGGTTACTTGGTACGCAAGTCTAAACTGATCGACGTGCAATTGGTAAAGACTGCTCGATAGCGTCTGCAATGCGTTGTTGCCGTCGTAGTATTGGATCGATGTAATCGAGTGGATCGGAGATCGCAAAAGCGTAAAGCCATCGAAGAGCGAACCCACTCGCAATCGTAGCGTTTGGTAGCAAGTGACCGTATCTGTATCATGCTCCCACTGCTCCCGCGCCGCCTGAATCAAGGCGGATAGGTGAACATCGTGCGTAGTGTCGCTACTGGCGATTTCGAGTTGCTTTTTTGCTTCGCTGAGTGTCACCGGCTCGGTCGTCGGCCCGGTCACTAGCTCTGGTATTAGCCGCATCTGCAAGCCCTCTGGCAATCATCAACTCAGCCTGTCCGATAGGCACTGCTACCAACCGATAACCGGCTGGTAGCCCTTGCCAAAATTGATTGAGGATCAAATCCATCAGATTAGACCACTCGGCAAACGTCACCGTCTGCTGCACCCGTCGAGGTTGTCGGAGCAATCTTGCCACGGGACAAGACCGCAACCGCCGCGACGAATCCGCCAGACGTTCCGTCACCGAAGGTTGCAACAACCTTGAGGAATGGCTCCTTACCTCGAAGATCGACTTGGAAGACGCAGGTCTGCCCGTCATCGGTTGCACTAGGAAGTGCAAGCGTAGCACCGCCAAGACCGCTGCCACCTGCAAAGGTCGCTCCGGTAATGTCAGCGTAGACTCCGCCGCTGGTCGAAGAGGCTTGCAACTTCAACGCGGTCATCGCAATATCGGTCGCACCGAGTTGCACGATAATCGTTGCGTAGTCGTAACCTCTCGTATCAACAACATCAGCCGTAGCCGTGTTGTTGTCGATCAGCGCACCGGGCTTAATCGCGGTGACAAATTTGCATTGCTGTAGTGGATTCATAACATCAGTCCCTTTCGTTTGGTTGGTTCAGTAATTACGCTGCGGCCTTGACTTGTACAATTGGCCCTGCGTTGCTTGCATCGCCGATTTCGTGGACGTTGTAGTCCCAGCGAGTGATCGAACGGAAAGCGGTCTGGTCAAACTCCATGTAACGCGAAGAGTCAGCAACAACGCTCACTCCGCGTCGAAGTCCCAAGGTCGATGCCATCGACAAGTCACCGATGTAGGCAAGTTTAGTTCCGCCGCTGATCGTGCTTGGCATCACTTGCGTGAACTGCACCGGGTAGCCCATGAATTGCAAGACCGGCCCACTTCCGAGGTCGACGTAGTTGTTACCGCCGGCTGCGAGTTGCAAGCGTGCAAGGACGTTCCAGAAAACGGCCTTGTGACAGAACCACACTGGATTCATTCCCGCGAACTCTGGCAACTTGCCGACTGCTTCCTGGAAGACTGCGATAGTCAATCCTGCGGCAGTGTTTTGGCCTGCTGCTGCGGTCGCAACCGATCCCGCCGCAAGTACGTTTGCAAGCCCGTTGATGCCGCCGTATGCGGTCGTACCGTCACCCAAGAATGCGGCTTGATCCAGCTTAAGAGCGTGGGCCTGAGCCATCTCCATTGCCAAATAATCAGCAATGGCGATGACCGCATCTTCGTTGAGTTCGTTCGATACGCGGGTTAAGGTTGCCCACTTATGGGCGGTCAATGAGACTTGCCCCAATGCTGGATCGCTGGCGGTGATTTCACCTGCTTCGCCGACTGCGTAGGCGGTAAGACCGCTGACGCGTCGAGGGATCGTAACGGTATCGCTGCCCATTGGGTAAGTACGTGCATAGCGACTTGCTACGCCGTAGGTTTCCATCAAGGAGATTACCGACGTTTCAAACTCAGGTGGAACAAGTACGCCACCGCGTAGATCGTCGTTTTCTCCCATCGCATTCAATACGCCGTTATCGCGGCACCATTGGCGGGCTTGCGAGTTGCCGTTGAGGGCTCGGAAGAATTGCCCGGCTTTGAACGCATCGCGTTCAGCGTCTGGGCCTTTGAAGGCCTTGAGCTTCCCGGTCGCCCGTGCGGTTGCTGGAATGCGGAATGCCGATGCTTCAACGCTTCGATTGTCGTTGACTTGGCGGACAGTGTTGGAAACTGCCGACTCGATGCGGATCGCTCGTTCGCGTTCCTTGCTGAGATTCTCAATCTGACCGGCTTTGCCGTCAGTACCGACGATTGCGTCGATCTCTGCTTGTTCATCTGCAAGCAGGTCGCGGTTGTCTTGCGATGCTACGTCTTGGATTGCCTTAACCCTGGCTTGCAAGGCTACGATTTCTTCACCGATTTGCTTTGCGGTTTTCATACCGACTGCTCCTGTGCTGTGTGGCAGTCGATAAACCAAGATAGCGGCATGACTGCCACGGTTTCGTTACAAAACTATTCCGTGTGTCACTGCCGCTAATTAGTTGCAGAGTTTTGAGACTTACGCTCAAAAATCGCGGGGAGGACTCGAACCACCCACTCGCCGGTTATTAGCCGGTTGCTCTAACCCCTGAGCTATCCGCGATATGTACGTTAAACCTAGCAAGCCATTAACGTGTTGTCAAGCCACCTGCATACTGTGCCATCTTTGCTTTGAGCAAGTTGACTTTTGCCTGATCGAATGCGTTCGATGTCTTCCGTTTTTTGTTGCCGTTCTCAACGCGTCCCGTAGCAAACCCCAACTCGATAGCCTTTTCGACTTCGTACCACGACTCTTGAGCCATCGCGTTTTCGATTTCGCTCTTCGAGAGTTTCGCGTATTGCGAATAAATGTCCGCTAGCGACGCGTCGTAGGATTCGAGAGCGTTGATTACCCTCGCCAGTTCTTCACGGTTGCCAAATGCAAAGCCCATCGCCCTGTGAATCATCAGTCTTGAGCCATCCGCCATCAAGCGCTTAGCACCGCCTAGGAAGATAATTGACGCTGCCGACGCCGCTAGGGAATCGTTGATCGTTGTTACCTCGCCTTTGTGGGATCGCAGTGCGTTGTAAATGCCGACCCCTTCATCAGCCGCCCCGCCTGGTGAGTTGATGCGGACAGTCACCGCATTTGACCCAAAAGAGCGAAGAGCATCGACAACGCCACGCTGCGTAATCGGGTTTTCATCCCATCCGTCGCCAACTACGCCGGATAGCAGGATTTCATTCAGTTCCGCCTTGATTTCAATCATTTTCCACCCCTCTTCAGGTCAAAAACCCTGTTTTCCCACGTTTTAACCTCGTTTTCGACCGCTTTTTTAAGCGATTCGCCCCCGTTTTTAGCCGCCAATTCAGCCAAAATTAGCGTAGATTTCTCGCAGTGAATGCGAGCTAGATCGCGGTCTAGGCCGATTGCTTCGATCTTATCCGCTAGTTTCGCTTGCCACTTTGGGTAATTTTTGCCGATCCACGCCACAAACTGAGCCTTTCCGCTGGCATTGATCGCGTTATTGCCCTCTGTCTTAATCAAGTCGCGTAGCATCTGTTCGACTGCCATCGCGTTTTGCGAATCTTCGGTCGCGTCTTCTGCGTCGTCTTCTGGCGTATCCTCGACTTCATCAACCGACTGCTCGCCGTTCGCTTCGGAGATCGCAGGGTTAATGAATTCGTCGCCTCCCACGTATGGATTCAAGTCAAGTTTCGCCCTGCATTCGTTCGGGTTCATGATCCGCGATGCGATAGCCTTGCTAAAGCTTTCCATCGTGGTACGCAAGTCGGTGCGATACAACGCTGCCGCGTTGAACTTAAAATAAACCTCGCCGGTTTGCTTCTCTTGTGGCGTTCGCAGCTTCATATCGCATTGCTCCTCGAACTTTACTAGCCATCTATCTAGGGCTTGCATGTATGCCAGGTTCTTTTGCTCCAGCGAATTGTACGAGGTGCTTTCGCCATCGCCCGGCATACCTTCGAGTCCAAAGAGCATACCGATATCTTGCCGTGTGAAGCGTTGCAACTCGGCAAACTGTGCATCGTTGTTGGACATGCTTACCGCATTGGCTTTAACACCTTCGCGTAGCAAGCCTGCTTTGGCTGAGTTCTCGGCTCCCGCTTCGACCTTGTTAAACGCGTCGATAAACTCTTTCGCGTCCTCTGCTTTGCGAAACGCTCCAGCAGGGGCTTCAAGGAAAAGTTTACCGCGAAAACCTCTTCGCAGTTGAGTATTGGTGAACTTGGTTTGCTCTACACCCGTTGAGAAAGTGATGTTTGCAATATCCAACAATCCGATTCCCTCGACGCCATCGTAAGAAAAGCCTGGAAGGTGCAAGACGTCCGCATCGGGGAAAATCAGATAGCCGTTTTTGTCAGTATCGAACCCGTCGAACAGGTCTTTTTTGATTTGATCTTCTGGTTGCGTTACGTGCCACTTCTTGCCGTTGTAAATGATCGTCCAGGTATTTTCAGGCAGCATCGGTATCAACTCAACCGGCCTGCCTGACTTGCGAATAATCGCTGCTCGACCGTTGCCACGCATGAGAGCGTGCGAAAGCATTTGTTCCTTGAAGGTCGTTGGAGCTTGCACCTTGTTAGGCTCTTCGCGGAGTAGGATGTATCCGGGATGCTCAGTATCGTTTACGGCCCCGTCACCCTCACGCCGCTTAACATCGATAGGCAATCGCCCAAAGTCACCCGTGAGCTTGTTATGGGCATACCACGCCGGAGGTACTCCGAGGGCTTCGCGCACGCCGACCTTTCGACCGTTGCTGAACTGGTCTTCATTCAGTCCCATCCATTGCAATAGTGCGGTCATCAGTGACATTCGGCATACTCCCTTTAAGTAACGTATAGACTACCCGACGAACGCTCTTTTTGCAAACTTGCGATACGGTACGCCATTACCGCCGCAACGATTGGATCGATCTTGTCTTTAGAGTTTTTCTTGTCAAACATCCACCTATCTTGACGGTCTTTGCAAATGATCGCATTGTTGGCGCACCAGCGAAGTAACTTCGAGTCTGAAAAGACTAACCGCCCCTCTTGCATTAACTGTATGAAGTCGCGGATTGCCTCGTTGAAGTTGGCTTGATTCTGAGCCATGCGAGCCGCTACCGCTCCAGTCTTCTCAAGCTTCTCGCCTAACTGCTGGCCGTTGTATGGGTCGTACGCTACAGTCTGAATCTCGTACGCTTCGAGTTCCTCGATCAACGCTGCGGTCAAGTCCTCAATAGGATACTCGCACTTGTAAAGCTCTTCGGTATGAATAAACTCCGCGAACGGCATCGCGGAAAGGTCGCGTTTAGAATCCGCTGCAATGAACGCCCGCGTCTTAATCTCGTAGCGGTAGACCGTCTTTCCCTTGTCATCCACTGCAACTGGGAATCGTCCACATATTGCGTACGCTGCGAGGTCGTCGCGGGAACCTAAGTCAACACCCGCTCCAAGTCCGTCAGCCTCACGCCAATCTGAATGAACGCCGACGCATTGATCAAACGCGGCTAGGTCAAACGCTTTTTCCGTTGAGGATACAACCCGATTGCCGTGATAACGAGTAAAGCGATTGACGCCTAACGCCGTTGATTTATCCTCGTTCCACCGTTGCCGAAGGTAATCGAGCTTGATCGATACGTTGAGGTTTGGATTCGCTTTTTTCCAGTTTGCTTCCTCGCCCGGATCGTCTTTTTCGTCTAACTCGTAGATCAACGCAAAGAGCGATTCGTCTTTGTGGATGCCGCTCACTACGTTTGTTGCGTACGTGTACTCATCAAGCCACAACAGGGAGTCATCCGCACCGGCTGTCGTGATAATCAAGTGCAACGGTTGCGAGCGTGAACCTGACCCCGTGACCATCGTATCGTAGAACTTTCGATGGTACTCTCCCCATGCGTGAAGCTCATCCATGACTACGCAATGCGGATTGAGCCCGTCGAATGGCTTCTCGCTCGACACCTTACGGATGAAGGATAGGTTGTGGCTATAGGTGATCGTTTCGTTTTTAATGTCGGTGTATTTTTGCAATGGACGCGACTGGTCAACCATGCGTTCGCATTCGCTATACACTACGTCCGCTTGCTCTTTCTTCGTTGCGGTCAAAAGGATCTGCCCGACCGCTTCCGGTTTGCGTGTCTTTGGGTCAATGTCAGCCATCGCTAAATAGTGGCATAGCCCGGCAATCATTGTGGACTTGCCATTCTTCCGAGCCATCGACCAGTAGACTTTGCGAAACCTGCGAGAGTTGTCGTCGTTTCGCTTCCATCCAAAGATGTTCCAAAGCCCGAAGAGTTGCCAGTCTTCGAGGACAAGCGGATGCCCTGCAAACTCTCCAATGCTGTGACGCAACACAAGAGGGAAGAAGTCGCAAACGGCGGTAGCGTGCCGCTCGTCGAAGTGATACGGAAAGTCAGGGGTGCTTTGATGCTCAAAGTCAAGACGATAACGACGCACGGCATCCTTGACACGGTCGCAGGCGATTATCTCGCCGCTTTCAACCGCTTCGCAGTAGTCTTCGACTCGTTGCCGTACGCCCGATGCTATCAACCCGTTGCCCTCTTTAGCCACTCTTCAAAAACATCCTCCTCCTCAGCTTGTGGTGC